ACCTCTCAAACTTTAATAAGAAAAGGATTGGACGAAACAGCTTATAAACTTGTTTTTGACAGCTTCAATAAAACTGATTGACAGGCTTTAAAAAATGTGCTATGATCTGAAATATGTTATTTCAAATAATAGATAACAAACAACAATGCGCAAGCATTTATTCAAATAAGGAGATTATATCTGAACCAGAATATAATAAGCTTTCAAAAACTTGGTCATATAATTCAATTTTAAAAGATCAAGACATTCAATATGCTTCTTTGTATGCTCAAGGTCAAAACCTTGATCAATGTTGCCCTGACATTTTAAAGGATGACTGGGAGAAAGTCAAGCAGAAACATTTTGCTTATATAAATTCATTTGAAGAAGCAAAGGTTAAGTATAATGATTATTGTTTTTATGATCTCGTACCAGAAAGTTTTGTTAAAGAATATTTTGATATGAAATCTCAGATAACAGAGCATGTTCTAAATTCTAATGAAAAGCCTGATAATTATAATTTCTTATTGGAACTCTCAGATTTAATCTTTAATATAGAAAAAAACAAACTCCACATCGACACTTCAGCACTTGATAATAAATTATATGAATTGCGAACAAGAAAGTTTAAAGAAAAGCTTTCACGCATACGCCCGCATATTTCTTATAATGTATTTGGAACTATCACAGGTCGTTTAACGACAAAGAAAGATTCATTTCCTATTTTAACTCTTGATAAAAATTATAGAAATGTTGTGATGCCTAAGAATGATTGGTTTATTGAGCTTGATTTTAATGCGGCAGAGTTAAGATGCTTGCTTGCACTTAATAACCAATCTCAACCAGAAGAAGATATTCATGAATGGCATGGAAAAATTTTTAATCGCTTGCTTGATCGAGTCATGGGTCGCGAGGAAATTAAACGTAAGATATTTGGATGGCTTTATGGTCCAACGAACGCTTCGTTGGGAATTCCACAAGTTCAAAAATATTATGACAAACAAAAAGCTCTACAGAAATATTGGAATGGTGAAGAAATAAAAAATCCTTTTGGACGCATTGTCCAAGCTGACGAGTTTCATGCTTTAAATGCTCTCATTCAAAGCACCACTTCAGACACTTTTTTAAGGAGAGCAATTGCAGTAAATAAACTATTGAAGGGGAGAAAGTCCTTTACAATGGGCTTGATCCATGATAGTATGGTAATTGACTTTGATCGTAATGACAAAGATATTCTAGACAATTTAATAAAAGAATTTGGAGATACTGATTTAGGTGTTTTCAAAGTAAATACCAGCGTTGGAACAAGCTTTGGTAATATGGCAAAATTTAGATGAAAAAATACAAATTAATTTATAAAGAAAATGATAAAGAAATAACAGTGATCTCCGATGACCCCGATGCCCTGATGATTGTGTTAAGTCAAAAGGTGGCACTGGGTGCAGGTAAATATAGAAGCGGTTCTAAATTTGAACTGATCTTTTATGGAGAAGCATAAGTGTCTGTTAAAAAATATAATAAACTCGTAAGAGATAAAATCCCTCAGATTATTGAGTCTCAGGGTAAACGATGCAAAGTTTATGTTGCAGCTAATGAAGACTATCAACAAAGACTTAAAGATAAACTTCAAGAAGAAGTTCAAGAATTTCTTGAAGATCCTTGTGTTGAAGAACTAGCAGATATTGAGGAAGTTTTATTGTCTATTGCGGAAGTAAACAAATGGAATCTTTCGGGAGCCAGAATTGCAAAGAATTTTACACGCGGAGGTTTCTGGCGTCGTTATGTTCTTCAAGAGGTTTCAGAATAATGGATACCATCATCGGACTCGGTAATGCCGGATGCAACATCGTTGATAAGTTCGCCCAATTTCCTCAATATTTGACGTATAAATTGGACGTTGGCTTGGAGCGGACCCCAACTACCTTTCCTCTAAAACAACATGAAAAGTTTGAAGATTATGAGGAAAAAGTACCCTCTCTGAAGACATTCTTTAAAGAGGTTAATGGAGAAATTCTTTTCGTCGTCGCTGGGTCTGGAAAAGTATCTTCGGCAGCACTTTCAATACTGGAATATTTAAAAAAACATAAGATAAATATTCTTTATATCAAACCAGAGCTATCATTATTAAATGACTCCCAGATTCAATTAGAGAGGTTGGTTTATAATGTCTTTCAAGAATATACACGCTCCGGGGTTTTTGAAAGAATGTATATTATTTCCAATGAAGAAGTCTCACAGATCGCAGGGAACATTTCTATAAGGAATTATAATGATAAGATTAATGAAATGATTGTTTCAACAATTCATATGATTAATGTTTATAAAAACAATGATTCTGTAACTGATACTTTTTGTGACTTACCTGTGGGTGCCAGACTTACAACAGTTGGAATGTCAGACCTAGAAAAAAATGTGGATAATATGTTTTTTTCTCTTGACAACGTGAGCGATGTAGTGTATTATTATGCATACAATAAAGACAAACTTGAATTGGATTTTGAATTAATGAGTAAGATTAAAACGGCAGTTTCAAATAAAAAAGAAGATGCCGTTCGGGTTACTTACGGAATATTTGAAACAGATTACGAACAAGATTATGTTTATTGCGTGAATCACTCATCGGTGATTCAAAAATAAAAGAATTGGGGGGCTGGAAGATTTGCTAGCCTCACCTTAAAATAGGAGATAAAATAATATGGCATTAGATATGGCAAAAATGAAGTCAAAGCTTCAGGATTTAGAAAGTGGTGGTAAATCCAAACAGGATAATGTTTGGTGGCGACCACAAGAAGGTGATCAAGATATTCGAATTGTTCCAACAGAAGATGGAGATCCGTTTAAAGTTTATCACTTTCATTATAATTTGGGTGAAGGCGCTCGCGGAGGCGTCCTTTGTCCTAAGCGGCAGTTTGGTGAAAACTGTCCAATTTGTGATTTCGCTTCAAAGTTATGGCAAGAAGGAACTGACGATAGTAAGAAAATGGCTAAGTCTCTTTTCGTTCGCCAACGCTTTTTCTCACCCGTGATTGATCGCGACAACGAGGAAGCTGGTGTACGCATTTGGGGTTATGGTAAGACCATTTATGAGACATTACTTGGCTTGGTTCTAAATCCGGATTACGGTGATATTACTGATGTGGATAATGGTGTTGATTTTACACTAACCTACACTCTCCCGAAGACGAAGGGTGCTTTTCCACAAACCAATCTGGTGCCGAAGCGTAAATCATCTGCGCTTGCGAAGAATAAAGGTTCAATTAAAGAAATGCTGGAAAGTGTTCCTGAAATTTCTACCTTATTTCAACGTAAGTCTCCTGCTGATGTTAAAGCAATTTTGGAATCATTTCTCAATCCGAGCGATGGTCCCTTGGTTGAAAACATTGGTGTAAGCAGCGTTGACGATGCTATTAAAGAATTGTCTGCGTAAATTAAAAACTTAGAATTAAGTTTTTGGGAGCCCTGCGCCGTGTCAAAGCGATGCAGGGCTTCTTTTTATTTAAGGAGATTATATGGGTGATGGAAAATTATCTTCAAAAGATATATTAAAGATGATCAATAAAAAAGCTGGCAGAACAATTGCATTTTCAGGAGATCAAGAAAATCCAGCAGATATTAAAGATTGGATTTCGACTGGTTCACGGTGGCTTGATTCAATTATATGTCGTGGACAACTAGCGGGTATTCCTGTGGGTCGTGTAACAGAAATTGCAGGACTTGAAAGTTCTGGCAAGTCTTACATGGCAGGACAAATCGCACACCAAGCGCAAGCTAAAGGAATTAAAGTTTTATATTTTGATGCCGAAGCTACGATGACCAGTGAATTCTTAGATAAACTTGGTTGTGATATGGAAGGCGACAATCAAATTATTATTCTTCAGCCAGAAGATATAGAAATGGTCTTGGAAACAGTAGAACTTTGTATGTCTAATGATCCAGATAACCGTTATTTATTTATTATAGATTCATTGGCTATGACTCCATGTCGAGCAGACCTTGAGAAAGATTTCAATCCACAATCTTCAATGGCTCAGAAGCCTCGCGTCCTTTCATTAGGGATGCAAAAATTAATGACCTCATTGTCAAGAACTCAGTCAACACTATTGGTTCTTAATCAATTGAAAACAAATATTAATGTTAGCAATCCAATGATGATGCTTTCTCAACCTTGGTTCACGCCTGGTGGCAAAGCAATCATTTATGCTTATTCATTAAGAAT